GCGCCAGAGATGCGTCGGCTGTGAAGGGGGTACGGCTACCATTGGGTCATGGCTACACCAAGCACCGGAGTCGGACGAGGCAAGAAGGCCGAACCAATCGAACGCAAACGTGCGAGAGGCGCAGAGATTCGTGGGGGTTTGAAGGCGCAGCCGATGCCGGAGTCAGCGTTGGCTTTGGTGGATTTGTCGGTCATTCCTCAATCACCAGCAAGTTTGGGGATGGTTGGGGTTGCGTATTGGGAGATTTTGTGGACTGCTGGTCGGAGGCATTTGAGCGAGTTGCACGACACTCCGTTGATGACCAGGTTGTGTTCAAACTTCGACAGGATCGCAGAGCTGGAGAATTGGTTGGGGTTGGATGTCGAGCGTCGTTGGTACACAAGTCCGAATGGTCAGATTGTGACTCATCCAGCTGTGAAGCAGATAGATCAGATGGATGCGCAGAACACGGCTTGGATGAGTTTGATGGGTTTCACTCCTTCGGATCGCGCACGTCTTGGGTTGGCAGAGATAAGGGTGGCGAATGAGCTTGACCAATTTAGGCAACGCAAGTCCAACGTGGTCAACGCAGAGGTTGTATCAGAGGACTGATGGTGGGCTTGTCACAGATTTTGCGAGAACTTTTCTTCATGTGTCGAAGGGTGTTCGTGCGGGTGAGCCATTGGTGCTTACTGGCTGGCAGTCTGATTTATTGGATAATCTTTTTGAGCGTCGTGCTGACGGCCTCCTTCGTTACCGACGCTCACTAGTAGGCCTCAGCAGGAAAAATGGAAAGTCCTTGTTGGGCAGTCTTTGTGCGCTCTACCAGTTGATCGAAGGTGAGCCTGGGGCTGAGGTGTATTCAGCAGCAGGTGACAGACAACAGGCACGGGTTGTTTTCAATGAGGCGAAGTGGCAGATCAATCAGTCGCCAGCATTGTCAGGTGTATGCAAGGTGTATCGAGATGTCATTGAAGTTCCCTCCACCGGTGCGATTTATCGAGTCCTATCTAGCGATGCAAAACTTCAACAAGGTCTAAACCCGTCATGTGTCGTGTTTGACGAGTTGCACGTTCAGCGCGACTCAGAACTTTGGGATGCTTTGACACTTGGTTCGGGTGCGCGTAAAGACCCGATGATTGTTGCGATCACTACAGCAGGGTTTGATATGGACACAATCTGTGGTCGGTTGTATCAGTATGGCAAACAGGTTATTTCTGGTGAGCGTGACGATGATCGGTTTGGTTTCTTTTGGTGGGAGGCACCAGAAGCATGTTTCGTTCATGACCGTCAAGCGTGGGCGCAAGCTAACCCGAACTTGGCTGAAGGTTTGCTGGACATGGAAGACATGGAAGTGAGCATGAACCAGACGGCTGAAATTCCGTTCAGGCGTTATCGCCTAAATCAATGGGTTCGTTCCAACAACGATTCCCCTTGGTTGCCTTCAGGTGGTTGGGAACAATGTCAATCTGAACTACAAATTGATCCTGACTTGCCAATGTTTGTGGGGATTGACATGGCTTTGAAACATGACTCGATTGCTGTGGTGATATGTCAACCGCAGAATTATCGGTTGGTCGTGCGAGCAAAGATTTGGATTCCTGATGGGGCGATGACTGACATCGCAGCTGTTGAGCATCATCTTCGAGAACTACATCGTCAGTTCAATGTCCGTGAGTTTGCTTATGACCCAGCGTTTTTCCAGCGTTCGGCTGAGGCTTTGGCTGATGAAGGTTTACCAATGGTTGAGTTCCCTCAATCTGCTCAACGTATGGTGCCTGCTATCGGGACGCTGTATGAGTGCATTGTGAATCAGCAGTTGGCTCATGATGGCGACCCAATGTTCACGGATCAGGTGTTATCTGCTGTGCCACGTCAAACTGATGCTGGACTTCGTTTGTCTAAAGGTAAGTCGCGTCGCAAGATTGACGCTGCGATTGCGTTGAGTATGGCTGTGGATCGTGCAACAAGACGTGAAGAGGTAGCACCTGTGCCTGGGTTCTTTGTAGTCTAGAGATATGCCTATTATCCTGCTAGAACTTTTATCCGTCTTGCTCATCGCATCTGGACTATTCTTGTTATCAATTCCATTTGGGCTGATTTTTATTGGCCTGTCAGTTCTATTATTCACGGCCGCCTATGAGCGTGGTCGCGGAAAGGCTAAATAATGTTGTCAAGACTGTTGGGTGGTGGCAACGAGGAACGAGCAGTTTCGTTTCAAAACTTGTTTGCTTCAGGTGACACGTTTAGTTTCACTACCGCTTCAGGCACCACAGTTACACAACAAGACTCGCTAAAGATTGAAGCTGTGTATGCGTGTGTTCGCATGATTTCAGATTCAATTTCAACTTTGCCTGTTGACACATTCCTTCGTCTTGATGGAACTCGTCGTCCATTCCGTCCACGTCCAGAATGGTTGGACAACCCTGAGTCCGGTGTAACCCGAATTGAGCATTTCCAACAGGTGCTTGTTTCTTTGATGTTGAACGGTAACTCGTTCACCCGCATTTTGCGCGACGATCAAGGTATTGCAGGTTTGGTTGTTCTGAACCCTGAGCGTGTTGAGTGCAGTCGTGACAATGTGACTCGTCGTCCGATTTACATTTACGAGGCTCGTGATGTCATCACAGCTGACAACATGATTCACATTACCGAGTTGCGTTTGCCTGGTGATTTGCGTGGACGCTCACGCATTGAACTCATCAAAGAAAACTTGGGGTTGGCTAAAGCGTTGGAGGAGTTTGCTGCACGATTCTTCGGTCAGGGTTCATCTGCTTCTGGCATCATCGAGTTCCCTGGCAACTTGACCCGTGAGCAGGCTAAGGATTTGGTGTCAGGATTTGAGGAAGGCCACAAGGGTTTGCGTCGTTCGCATCGTCCTGGTGTTTTGTTCGGTGGAGCAAAGTTCACGAAGACAACTGTGGACAATGATTCTGCACAGTTCTTGGAGTCACGTCGTTTTGCTGTTGAGGAAATTGCCCGTATCTTCCGTGTGCCTCCATCGATGCTTGGTGTGACTACGCCTGGTGCGATGTCGTATGCGTCGGTGGAACAGAACGGCATCCAATATGTGACTCACACGTTGCGTCCGTACATTGAGAAAATTGAGGAAGGCTATTCACGTTTGCTTGCTGGTCGAGCATTCATGAAGTTCAACGTGGACGGCTTGTTGCGTGGCGATCAGGCTTCCCGTTATGCAGCATTCTCTACAGGACTCCAATCAGGGTTCTTGTCAATCAATGACATTCATCGTTTGGAAGATATGCCACCTGTCGAGGGTGGTTCTTCATATCGTGTGCCGTTGGCAAACGTTGATTTGTCAGCTGCAAACTTGGCTGAGATTGACCGCAAGGTGTTGATGGCTCAACGACTTATCACTACAGGTTTTGATCCTGCTGATGTTCTTGACAAACTTGGTTTGCCAGCAATGGCTCATACTGGAGTGCCTTCAGTTATGTTGCAAGGTATTTCAAACATTTCTCCTGATGACCCTGCTTCCGCTTATGAAGTTAAGTCGCAAGATATGTCAATCACGATGCCTGAGATGCACGTCAATTACACGCCACCAGCGATAAACATTCCTGCACCTGTCATCAATGTTCCTGAGACTGTGGTGCGTGTAAATCTGCCTGAAAACAAACCAACGATTCGCACCGTTGAGCGTGACGCTGATGGTCGTATCTTAAACATCATTGAACGGACTGAGGACTAATGGCAACAGGAATTTCCAACTATCTTGCGAACGCATGGTTAGATGCGTTAGGTAATGCAACAGCATTTTCGGTAACGACCCCGTATGTGAAGTTACATATTGGCGACCCTGGTGCAAACGGCACAGGCAACCCTGCTACAGAAACAACCCGTAAGAGTGTAAGTTTTGGTGCTTCTTCGGCTGGTGCGTTGGCTTCGGATGCTGATGTCACATGGACAAACATTGCTGGTTCACAGGACGCAACACATTTCACCGCTTGGGATAACTTAACAACAGGAAACTTTTTGTTCTCTGGAACGATTACTGGCAATGCTTATACGGCTGGTGACACTTACACAATTTCGTCTGGTGCGTTGACTGTTTCTTTGACTGTTGCTTCGTAAGTAAGTTATGGCGTTCAGCCGGTTCACCCTTAACACGAGTCAGTTAAATGATTCGAATGTTGGGTTAGATGGTTCACCGTTTCCGATGAACGCTACCGCTTCGGCGGTTTTAGGTTCTGCAAATGTTTCGGCTACAGCAACAGTCAAGCACGTTGTTTCGGCTGCATCATCTTTAGGTGGTGTTGCTAGTTCTGCTTCAGCGTTGGTGTCGCATACCGTTTCGGCTGGGGCTGGTTTAGGTGGGTTGGTTGGTACAGCGTCATCATCGGTGTCGAATGTTGTTTCTGCTCAGGCTGCTTTGGGTGGCATTGTTGGTGTTGCTAATGCGACTGTTGGGCATACGGTTTCGGCTGATGCTGTTTTAGGTGCGGGTGTTGGCTCTGCTACTGCTTTGGTGTCACATCAGGTTTCAGCTCAGGCTGTGTTGGGTGGGTTGTCTGCGACTGCAACTGCGAACGTGTTGGGTTCTGTTACTGCTTCGGCTTCTCTTGGTGGCCTTGTTGCTTCGGCTAATGCGACGGTTGATCCGGCACCGACCCCACCGCCAGCTCAATATCCAGGTGGTAATCCTTGGTACCGTCGTCCACAGGTTGTTCAGCAACCCAAGGTTGAGGAGGTTGTGCAGGTTGTAATTGATTTGCCTCGGTTGCCTCGTCGAGTGTTCGCTTCAGGTTCGTCATCATCGTTTATGACTTCTTCTGCGGTTGGCGTTGTAACATGGTCAATACTGGAAGATGAAGCAGAACTACTGCTTTTGATATGAGGTGACATGACTTTGAGTTCTTATGTTTACACGGTGAACACAACGCCTGTATTGCTGGCTGATGCACCTATCAATCCTGTGAAGGTGACAATTCATAACAATAACCATCAGGCGAACTCGATTGTTTATTTGGGTGGTTCTGCTGTTACAACTTCAACTGGTTTGCATCTTGATCCTGAAGCAACTTTGTATTTTGTTTTGAATACCACCGAACAGCTCTTTGGAATTGCTGGCAGTTCGCTTACTTGTTCTTTGATTGTGCAGCCGTTCTAATGCCATATTTTATTTCAGACAAGAATCCTGATTGTTCTGGTTGGGCTGTCGAAAAAGAAGATGGCGAAGTGATGGGATGTCATCAATCAAAACAAGATGCGGTGGATCAAATGGTGGCTATCTCTTTGTCTGAGGATATGGCTCCTGGTGGGGAACGTGCCGTTGATTTGAATTTGCCAACCTATATCCAGAACGCTGCTGCTAAAGGTTTGGAATATAACGCTCAAGGTTTAGGTGGTGACGGGCTGGTTGAGCGAACTATTCGTGAGGCACGTTTAATGGCTGACGGGAATATCAGCGAAGATAAAGTAATTCGAGCTAATGCTTGGGGGCAACGTCATCTTGTTGATTTGGATGCTTCACAGAACTCTGAAGCTGACGATGATGCTTTTCCTGGTGCCGGTGCTGTGGCGTTCTACCTTTGGGGTATTGACCCGCTTGACCCTGAACCTGCGATGACTTGGTTTGCTCGTAAAGCACAGGCCATCAAAGATGATCAGGCTGGGTCATCACGGTCAGCGAACGCTTCCGATGTGGTCATCGTTGACATTGACGGGACACTTCTTGCTGGTGGTGAAGGTATTCAAAAAAACATTGACTATGTGAACGCTCTTTATGAGAAGTTCTTTATCTACATTGTGACTGGTCGTGGTGAAGATGAGGAAGATAAGACCGTTGCCGAGTTGGCTGATGCCGAAGTCAAATATGATGACATTGAGTTCAACGAAGATTTAAGCATTCCAACCCCTGAATACAAGGGCAATAAGGCTGCTGACATTCTGTCTGAACAGACTGTTGTTTTGGCGATAGATAATGATCCTGCTGCACGTCGAGCATATTTTGATTTAGGTATCAAAACCCTTGACCCTAAGCGGATCAAGTCTGGTGATATGCCTGTCTTGCGTGAAGCACCAGCGTTCCATCGCCAACGTGATGAGGAGTTTGGTAATGTTTCTCATATGACTGAACAGGTAGAAACACGCAGAGTTACCGTATCTGATTTTGAGTTGCGGGCTAACGAGTCCGGTGACGGTATGTCATTCACAGGTTATGCAGCTGTATTCAACTCACCATCTGAGCCATTGCCGTTCATTGAAACAATTGCACCTGGTGCATTCGCACGTTCATTGAAGGCACGAAACAATATCCGAATGTACATGAATCATGACTCATCAATGTTGTTGGCTACGACCCGCGCTAAGACTTTGCGTTTGCAGGAAGACTCGAAGGGCTTGTTGGCTTCGGCTGATTTGCCTGAAACTTCTGTTGGTAAAGACCTATCA